GTATAGATCCTTGGCCGTCGATGGTCTCCAGGCCGTCGCAATCCAGGGTCATCATGCCACTGCCAGCGTTGACGAATCCGCAGAACCAGTCGACCCCGACCACGGAGGTGTTGGCAAGGTTGTAGGTAGCCGATCCTCCGGTGGCAATCTTGACACGGGCTCTGTCTGCACTGTTGACTGACACAGAGGCAGATGCCGAAGGGTCTGCAGGCATCGACTGATTCAACGAAGCGCCGATTGCTCTCAGGCCGGCGCCTACCAGACTCGCCGCGTCCGCCACGGAGGTGCTCGCCCCCAGGGTGACACTTCCCCACACACCTGCGGCCGTCGACTGCGACGTGATGTAGAGGTACCGAGCTGTTCCAGACGCAACGGTGGCAATGGTTCCGCCCGCAGCATCCAGTACGTTGAACGAAGACCCGCCGACGTTCCGAATGATCGTGCCGGTACCGATTCCAACCTGGCGAGCATCTGGCATCGTGATGCTGAATCCAGGCCCCGATGGGGTTACCTCCATCAAGTCTGCTACGACATCGGGCAGGTTCTGAGCGATTGAAGGCCAGCTCAGTGTCGTGTTGGCCGAAAGAGCAAAGGCGCGATAGCCCACGCTAGACGGCTGGACAGGACCCCCTGTAATACTGTTGGTGAACGGCATGGCTCAGTCTCTCCCGGTCTGCATCCGGCGTTTCTTATCTTCTGCGGTCACGGCCGCGGAGGCTCTGTCATACATGGTTTGAAATGTTGCGATCCGCTCATCGTTCTTGAGGAACGGCGCTGTTTCAAGAAGTGCTGCGTACAAGATCAGACCTGGCGCGTACTTCGTGGTCCACGAAGTCTGGTTCTCAGGGCTCAGCGGATCAGGCCTTTTCCGATAGGCCATCTCGAATGGGTAAGCCAGGTCTGGCGTCTGCGCTATGAGCAGATGCTCGTAATCATAGTCTGCAAAATACTTAGGCACGCCGACTTCTGACGGGGTTGGCGCGAATGACCTGCAGTACTCGTAGCTCCGTTCCAGGAGCCATCCGCGCTTCGCAGTTGACGATACTGTTAGCCCGATCGAGAAGCTGATAGTCTCTCGCCAGTTTTCAGGCTTTGCGATGACCGATTCATTAGGCACCATGTCCGAAGTGACGTACTCGATGAATCCGAGCCCTGACACTTCGGATGCGATCCTGCACTCGGCCAACATGATGAATCTGGGGATCTGCGTGATGAATGGCGTATCGCCTCGGTCGGCATAGACCCGAATATCATTCACCAGGGTGTCGTAGGTCATTGCAGCTGCAGACATCACACCACCTCGCTGAGGAACAGCTGTTTCTCGGCAGCACGACGCCTCACAAGTCCTGGAAGGACCTTACCGGCCGATTTGGTCCACCGATCGAACTGCTCAGCAGCTGCCAAAAAGTCACACTGGTTGGTCAGACGCAGAAGGGTTGACGCCCGCAAGGCGCCAACTCCTACGTTGTAGGCGAACGATGTCAGTGCCAGAATCACGGACTCGGGCGCGGGTGCGCGCACCATCTGGTCCACAGCAGCCTTGCGGTTTACCCAATCGCGCAAAAACCAGGCATCTGCCTGGTCTTGAGTTTGCGGACTGAACTTCTCCAGGCTTTCCCACGGTGTCTTGGACAGGAGCTGTCCCCAGCCAATGGTTGGAAGGCCGACAGGGTCGTGATACGGATAGATAAGCCCGTCACGGCCTTTCCTGTGGCAGCCTTCAAACTTCTTGGCCAGTTCAGCTCCTGCGTCCATCTACGAGCCCCCTCTATTGTTGTCAGCGCCGCCCCCGAATACAGCTTTCCTGACGCGGTTGCCGAGATAGAACGAGACAACCGCCACCAACAACTCGTAATCTTGGTCTTCAAAACCAGTCGTAGCAAAAGTACCTTGTTTGAAGTAGATATAGTTGCCAACCACAAAGATCGCAATGCCCGGCACCACGATTCCTCTGAGGAAATCGAGAATGGCAAACAGGTACCATACCGGCAGCCAAGCCATCGGCCGAACGTTGGGCATGGCAGCCAGTTTATCGATGAGCTGCACACCGAAGCTTTTCTGGTCTGCGTACATCGCCCTGGCGCTGGTCGATTCTTGCAACGAGACAAGCTGATCTTGAAGGGTCAGTAAGACCTCGTTGTTTGCTGCCTGGAGCGCGTACGTCTGATCCCCTTTCAGCTGCTGAAGCTGGATCTGCTTATCGATCAGCGCGAGTTCCTGGCGGTTGTCCTGATGGCCCTTGAAGAGCTTCAGGACTTCCGGAAAGAACGGCACCAAGGCCATGATCAGGGAAATCAGCATGGCGCGGCTCCTTACACTTCTTCGTCAGGCACGATCGGATTGGGCGGCGGCAGGACTTCCGTCTGTTCTGCGATCGTCGGCATTTGCCGGATGGAGATTTCCGGCGCGTCGAACATCTCGCTTTGGTCAGGACTAGTCGGTGAGACCGGACCGATCAGGGTGGAGCATCCTTCGTTGAGGATGATGTTGTCATAACCAGGAGCCGAGACTACGATCGGGAAACCCGAGATGTTGGTGACGCTGATCGAAAGCATTTGAATCTCCTAGTCGTAGATTGCTATGTCCACATCGGGACGGGGATATTCCAAAGTCATCGGGTCCGGCGGCTTTGGAGGAAGTTTGTACGGGTCCTTGGTGTCCCAACACTCGCTGCACACGCGGAGTCCTGGTGCGTTGCCGTCAGCTTTCAGAGACATATACGGCTTTTTCATATGACAGCGGTCGCATATTGCGATCGATACTTTTCCTGGGGCCTTCATCGTGTATAACCTGTGATGTTTGGAGCCAGGTAAATCGGCGCTCTGTCTACTTCTTCGCTGCTGACCTGTTCGAACGCGACATCGCGCTCTGCCTTCAGTAAATCATACCTCTTTATGTCAGCCTGTGGCAGCTCGACGACTAGCTTGAGGCTGAGTTCTGCCACGATAGATTCGTACCATCTGACCGGCAAGTCGAGTTCGTCTGTCAGGTCGCCAACATCCTCGATGTGGTACCGGACCCGCATTGCCATGCAGGCAAGGATCGTGTTAGGGCTTGGCCACAATGAGATGTTGGGGTCACGTTGCCGGTCAAAGAAGTACTGAACCGGCCGGCCTGGGAAGTTCTTATTTGGAAGCGTCCAGTAGTCGTCATGATTGATCCGATACATCGGCAGGTCTTGGTATAGCTGCGCGATGTAGATTGCCGTGAAAGTCATTGCGATGCCGGAAGTCTCGCGAATCCTATAGTATCTTGCGCTGACAGACGGATCGATCTCATACCAGGAAATGCCAGCGGCGCCTTCAGATGTGATACTTTCCACCAAAGTCCACGTCGACAGGTCGTTCGACGACTCCAAAGCGATGTTGTATATTGCACTGCTGGTGTAATACAAGGCCAGCATCCTGGGGAGCCTGGCATCCACCAGGTCTGCCGTATAGATGCTGTTGGCAACAGAAGGCGCCCAGACGGCGTCGATCACAGTCGGAATTCGGTGGTTCGAATCCACCACGTCTACAACGCCGGAACCTAGCGGATAGCTAGTCTTTCCATTGATCAGTGTCAAGAAGACTTTCTTGATCCGCCACAGGTTCAAGGACCTGTTGGTATAGTTGACAAGGATCAGATAGAGCGCCCTGAGTGCCTTACGGATGTCTTCAGGACTCGTCTTCGACGGCGAGACACCGCACCGACCTATGGCCGTGTCGATGATGTCCGCTACGACGAAAGTAGTCTGGCCTACAGTGCCTGAAGTGGGCATTTGCTAAATTCCTTTGTTTAGCCGGGTGCTTTGCCACTCAGCCACATCGCAAATGCCACGGCAAGCACACCCAGAGCCCACGTCGCCTTGTGCAGCAGATTCCGGCCAACTTCGCGGTACACATTATCGAGGACGCGCTTTGCTGCGCGCTCTGCGATTGCGTCCAGCATCTCGTCGGTCAACGGCGGGTGGCTACGCCGTTCCTCTCCACCATACTCGCTCATGGCATCTCCATAACAGGGAACCAACCATCTGAATCCATTTCGGCCCGAGTCTTGACCAACGCCGGGTTGACGTGCGGCAGGATCATCGCGGTGTCGATGATCTCGTTGTCCAAGATGTACTGCGTCAGAGCTTGCAGGCTATTCACGCCGTCCGCTGCGATGGGCAGAAATATGGTTTGCATCAGGGCTTGCGAGCCGTACTGGTCAGTCGGGTCAGTGAGCATCATTGGGATGTCGGGGTGGCGCGGGTACTGATACTGCTCATCAAAACGCATTGCCCACTCATTGCTCGTCGGGTGCTTGTGCCAGCCGAACAGATACTGCGCGTCCTCGCCTGCGGCAATTGGAGCGGGGCGGCACAG